GCGGTGTAGCCGCCCGCGGTCGTGAGCTCGTTCGTCGCGTCGTTGAAGAAATCGTGTGTGTCCTGATCCGGCGTGTAGGTCGCCGTGTGCAGCGACACCCGAACGTCGTCGTTCACCCAATCGACGCGACGGGCCGCCGTCGCCGAGAACAGCCCGAGAGCACCCTGTCCGTACCACTTCGCAGTGACTGCCATGGTGAGCGCCCGCTCGGCGCCGGCCGGGGAGCTCGAGCCTCACGCTCGAGCTCGAGCCCCCGTGGCCGGCCCGTCTAGCGGTTCTCCTTCTCGTCGGCCTTGCGCGACGTCGCCGTGCTCCGAGTCTCGCTCGGCGGGACGCCCTTCGGCCGTCCGGGTGCCGGCCCGATGTACCGGCCCTGCTCGTCGAAATCGGGATCGTCGACCGGCGTGTGCGCGCCGGCGCCCGTCGCGAGCGTCTGCACCATCGGCTCGTCCGGACGGTTCGTCCGGAGCGGCGGATCGTTCGGCGTCGTTCCCGACACGTCCGGCCCACTCACGGCGTCGGCCGGGAGGAGAGAGCTCTCCGCGGGCTGATCCGCCTCGGGCTCGCCCTCACCGGGCAGCCGCTCGTCCTTCGCCTTGCTTTCTGCCATCGCTACTCGCCTCCTCTCGTGCTCGGGTTAGGCCGACGGATGCACGAGCGCCCGCGCTGCGGCCGCCTCGCGCACCTTGCCGTCGGTTCGGTGGTAGGCCCGGAATCCGACTTGCCCGTTCGCGGCGTAGAGCTCGTTCAACCGCTGGAACGAGACGCCGTTCACGTCACGGATGAGGTACGCCCGGCGGAAGTTGCCGAACAGCACCGACCGTGCGTCGGCGGCGACCACCGGCATATCGGGGTTCTCGATCATCGGGTAGCCGCGCACGGTGTCGGGCTGCCCGGCCTGTACGGCGGCCTGCCAGATGTATTGCTGGTCGCCGTCCTTGAGGAGCGACAGCGCGAGCACGGTCGCGTCGTTGACCATGAACGCGAGCTCGTCGCGGTTGCGTCGGTACGTCGACGGGACCGCGTGAATCAGCGCGAGCACGTCGTCGAAATCAATCGCCGCGGCGGCGCCGGCGGTGACGGTCGCGACGTTCGGCAGGAGCCCGGTCGGCTTCGCCGAGCCGTCGCCGACGAGGTAGGCAGTGTCCTCGAGCACGCCGATCCGCTCGGCGAACTCTTCCCGCAGATACGCCTCGAGGTCGAACGCGGCGTCGGTGAGGAGCTCCTCGGAGACGATCACCATGGTTCCCGCCTTGTAGGCGTTGATCGTGAACGTCCCGAACACCTCATCGGACGGCGTGTAGGCGGCGTTCTCGGCGATCCATGCGGCGGTGCCGTGCGTGGTAACGGACGGCATCGTGATTGCCTCGCCGGCGTCGGTGACGAACACACGGGCGAGCGACCGGATCGGCGACCGGTTCCTCATGAGGTTGAGGAGGTCCGCCTCGAACTCGGCGGGGACGAGGTTCGCGCCCGCGCCGGCGGATGCCTTCGACAGCACACGCGACTCGACGCCGGCCCGAATGTAGCCGCCCATGCCGAAAAACGCCTCGCGGTACTCGTCGGTCGAGCGGCGCTCGGTCGGCGTCAGCGGCGTGTCGTCGTTCGGCTTGATCCGGCTCTCGGGGTCGTCGTCGGGGTCGGCGACGTCGTAGAGCGCGGTCAGCCGGTCGGCGTTGCGCTTGCGCTCCTCCGCCTCCGTCGTGAGCTTCTCGAACTCCTGCCGCTCCTCGGCGGTGAGGTCGCGCTCGCCGTCCTTCTCGGCGGCCGCGACGATCGCCCGAGCCTTCTCGATGAGCTCGGCGCGAGCCTCGAGCTCCCGATTGATCCGCCGCCTTTCTTCGTTCTTCATGGTTCCTCCTATTCGGCTTCGATGAGCGTCAGCCGAGCCCGTGCTAGCTGCGTCGAGCACCCGCGGTGCTCGTCGCCCGAGCTCTCGGGCTCCTCGTCCTCGATCGTGACTGCAGCCCTCTTGCCGGGGATCGCGGCCCGCAACTCCGGCTCATGGCAAGCGGCCCGGAGAGCTCGCTCCGCGATCCAAGGGGAAACGCTGTCGATCGCCGCGAACGCGGCGTCGATCCGCGACCGCTCGTCGGCGGTCGCTACTTGCTCGCCTCGATGCACCCGCCACGCGAGCGACCGGAGCGCGTCCGCCTGCACGTCACCCGTCGCCGAGACGAGCTCGACGCCGAGCACCCGTGAGCGGATCGACGCATCCGTCTGCGGGAACGCCGGGAACACGACGGGCCCGACGTCGAATAGCTCGGAGAACGCGACGACGGTTCGGACGAGCTCGCCGTCCTCCTCCGCCCACACGTCCCGGCCACCCTCCGCCGGGTTCACGCTGAACCCGATCGACATACCGTCGACGTCGCCGCGCTGCACGAGAATCCGGAGGTCCTTCGCCGCCGTCGTCGGCGCGAGCTCGGCGTACACCCGGAGCCCTTTCGGGTCCTCCCGGAGCTCGAGCGTGCCGTTCGTCGTGCGGCCCATGATGAGGTTCGCGTCATGGTTGAACAGAAACCGGACGTCCGGGTTCGAGTCGAGCACCTTCCGAAACGCGCCGCGCTGCACCCGCTCGCGGAACCCTCCGAGGTCCTCGGAGAGACGATCGAACACGGACGCGTGCCCCTGGAAAACGATCTTCCCGTCCTGCTCGCGCATCTCGCACGACGTCAGCCCGACGTCGCGGCGTTCGCGCGACGGGATCGACGGCTTTCGGAGCTCGAGCTCGACGGTCGGAGGCATCTCGTCCCTGCCTATCGGCACGAGCCCGGAAAACGCGTCGGGCCCGGTGATGGGCCCGGGCCCGGACGCGTCGATCGGGAGGGTGAGGCCGGAGCCTACCCGGCGGACTGGTCGGAGCCGTCCGCCGGCGGCTCCTCCTCGTCCGGCTCCTCGTCGTCCGAGCTCGAGCTCGAGCTCGCCGGTGGTTCGCCGGCGGGAGCTCCGGCCGGAGTCGGGAACGTGTCCCCCTCGACGGCGGGCCCGAGGTCCTCGAGGTCGCGAATCTCCTCGACGCTAATCGCCTGCAGCCCGGCGAGCACCTTGTAGAGCTCGCCGCGTGCTTTCGCGTCACCACGCAAGAGCGCGTTCGCCCGGAACTTCGGCGCGAGCTCTTTCGGGTCGGAAAAGAAATCGGGGTCGCGGCGAAACGCCCGCTCGATCCGCGTGTACCACCGCGCGACCGAATAGCGAATGTAGTTCGTCCACTGCCCCTCGACGGTCGAGTACCGCAGACCGCCCTCGACGCTGCCCCCGACCATTTCCGGCGGGACTTGGAACAGCCGTGCGACTTCGCCGACGGAAAACTGCGACTGCTCGAGAAACTGCATATCGGCGAGCGGCATCCCCGCTTGCTGCCACGTCAGCCCGTCCGACAGGACGCCGGTACGGTGGCGGGCGCCGGAGCCGGAATGCATCGCCTCCCACCCTGCCCGGAGCTCCTCCCGTTGCTGCGGTGTCAGCTTGCCCTCTTTCTGCAGATACCCGGGAAACACGGCGCCGTTCGCGTAGAACTCCGCCTCGAAATCCGAACGGGCGATCACCGTTCCGAGCGCCGAACGCGCGACCGCGATCGGCGACATTCCCCGCACGCCGTTGTAGCCGAACGCCGGGATATGCAGGATCGACTCGGGCCCATACGTCCGGGATTCGGCGTCGACGTGAAACCGCTTCCGGAACGGCGGCCTTTCCTCCCGCTCGACTTGAACCCGGCTCGGCGTCAGCGCCCATATCTCGCCGACGATCGGCCGGCCGGCGCTGTCGCGGCCTTTGATTTTCTCGACGAACGCGTCGCCCCATAGGTTGAGATGAGCCTCGATCATCTCGAAAAACTGGTCGGGTGCCTGCTCGTCGTTCGGCTCCTCGTGCAAGAGGTCCCACTGCCACGAGTCGACCGCCTCCTCCCGGGTGCGCCCCTGCCCCCGGTACACCATCATCGGGGTCATGCCGACGGTGCTCGAGAGCAGCGTCACGCACGCGAACACGGGGATCAACTGCAGCGCGGTTCCGACGTTCACGACGACGCCGGCTTTCGAGCGGTGGCCGCCGAACATCTCGAGCGCGTTCTCCGGGGGATTCTGCAGCGTCCACCGGTGCTCGTCGCCGCGGCGGCCGGTCAGCCGGTCGAGGATTCCCATAGCTGTAGCTGCCTATCGGCCCAGCACGAGGAGGCCCCCGCCGTCGTCCGGCGTGTAGTCGAGCGACGCCGCCCCGTGTCGAGCCATCACGACGGCGGCGAGCGCGTCGATCGGCGACGTCGCCCGCAACTTCCGCACCCGCCACCCGCGCTCCGCTTTCTCGCCGGCGGCCGCCTGCACGTGCGCGGTGAGCACGTGATCGGCCGGGTGGCGGACGAGCTCCGGCACGTCGTCGTAGAACGCGTTCCACGCTGTCTCCATCTCGACTTGCCCTTGGTGCATCTCGACGACGACGAACCCGTCGTCGTCGAGCTCGTCCGCCTCCGACGAAAAGAACCGCTCGTCGTAGAAAACGCCGAGCACCGGCACCCTCGACGCGATCGGCCCACGAATGAAATCGCGGAGCTCGCCGTTCCGGATACGCCGCCCGTCCACGTGCACGTGCGCCGGCGCGTCACGGCGCACCGACCACACGCGGGCCCTCACGTGGTAGAGGCCCTCGTCGTCTTTCCAGCACCAACCGACCGCCGACGTGTCACGTGTGCGGGCGGCGTCGACACCGACCGCGGCGGCGTAGCCCTGCTCGGCGACCGCCTCGAGCTCGTCGAGTAGCCGCTCCTGCGTCGGGCCCGCCTCGAGCTCGAGCTCGCGGGCCCTGTACCAATCGACGTCCGATATCCACCGTGCTTTCGCGGTCGTCCACCCGTTCCCGTACAGCCGAATCTTCGTTGGCCCGTCCTGCCGGCGGTCGATGAGGTCGCGCTCGAGCCGCGCCCGCGACCGGTGCTCCGCCGGGTTCGCCGCGACGAACGCGTCGACCAACTGCGCCCACGCCTCGGGGTCGGTGAAACGGAGCTCCGGCTCCACCGCCGTCACTGTCTGCGCGTCGACGCCGTACCACTGCACGAGCATTCCCGCCTCGGGGTCGCGCATCTCGAACCCGCCGGCGCCGAACTCCGGGCGGAGCTCGACGAGCGGCGACTCGCGGGCGGCCCGGTAGAGCTCCCCGAGGATCGTCTCGAGGTTATGTCCCGCCGTCGTAATCACCGCCATCACCGGGTCGTCGCGGGCGCCCTCCGCCGTCGTCAAAGCGGCCCACATTTCGACTTGTTTCGGCGTGATCCACGCGTGGAGCTCGTCGACCGCGGTTCCGTTCGGGTTCGCGCCGTGGTGCAGCTTCCCGTCGGAGGAGAGACGGACGATCGTTCCGGCGGAGCCGTCACGGCGGAGGATCGTCGTCGCCAACGGGTCGAAGTCATGCTCGAGCACCGGGTCGCCTTTCTCGATGAATCGGGCGGCCTGCTTGAACAGCGGGCCCGCCTGATCTTTCGAGCCGGCGGTGAGGAGAACCTCGGGCTCCGGTTCCGCCTCACACGGCGACCCGAGGTAGAGCGCGATCGCCGCCACCAATGTCGTTTTCCCGTTCTTTCGAGGGATGCCGAGTAGGCCGATCCGGTACACCCGCCGTCCCTGGTCGTCGAACCGCAGGAGCTCCCCGCAAAACTCGCGTTCCCACGCCTCGAGCTCGAACGGACGCCCGGCGAAACTGCCCTTCGTGTGCCGCAACAGCCGGCAGAAAGCGGCGAAATGCTCCCCGTCCGTCCGCTCGGTCGGACGCGGAAACGCCGGCCGCCCGGACGGTGCGGCCACCCGTCCGTCGGCGGCCGCCCGTTCCCATTCCAACCATGCGAGCAGCCGCCGCCGCGGCGTCTCACCGATCCGGTCGACGAGCCCCACCGGCGAGAGCAGCCGGAGCGGCTTCGTCGACGTCACCCGCCGCCGAGACGGGTTATGCGGGTCGTGATCCTCGCAGTAGCGGCCCGGCTTGCCCCTGCCGGCGTACGGGACCGGACGGCCGCAGACAGCGCAATCGGAGCGCGACTCGAACGGGAGCTCGCCGGCGGGTGCCTCGACGGCCACGGCTACCCGCCGTCGAGCTCCTCGAACAGCGGCTCGCGCCGATCAACGCACCGCCACGCATCCCACGGGCCCCGCTCGAGCGCGTCCGACCGCAACCACGCGTAACCGGCGGCGCCCCACCGCGGCCCCCACGAATTCTTGACGAGCAGCGCGCCGCCATGGTCGCGGTAGCCGACGACGAGCACCGCATGACCGCCCGTCGACACGCCGGCGAGCGGACGCGGGATCGCCGCGTCGAACCCGAGATGAGCGAACGGACGCCCATTCCGATCACGCCACCCGATCGACGCCGGCCGCACCGGACGCCGCCACTCCGCCCATATCTCCATGCCGAGCAGCACCGGGCCCGACCGCACCAACGCGTCGACGAGCTCCGCCCGGGAACGCACACGAACATAGGCGGCGATCCGCCGGCGAACCGCGAGCTCCCCCGACACCGGACGCCGCCGCCACGTCACCGGCTCGATCCCCGCCGCGAGGAGCTCCTCACACGCCGCCCGCAACGTCGTACCCTCCACCCCCGGGAGCCCGTCACGCAACTTCAACCGACCGTAGAACTCCACCGGATCGAACCCGAAATAGCCGCGGTACTCGACACCCTCCTGCTGCGTTTTCAGATGAGCGGACGCGAACGCGACACACTGCGACGAACCACCCTGATCGAGCACCGGGCCCCGCCACCGGACGAGCTTCGACGGCGGCCGCGGCGTCGAGCTCGCCGCCCACACACGATCGCGCCCGTCCGGCGGATCAGGGATCAGCCCTTGCCCGAACACGCCCGGCTACTCCTCCTCCCCCGGTGGCTCCGGCACCGTCACCACCGGCAGGCCCGCCTCGACGAGCTCGAGGTCGACGTGCCCCGTCGAGCAGAACTCCCGCCGGCACGAACCACCCGGCCCGATCGCCTCGACGACGAACCACACGGACGGATCACCCGTGTTGAGCTCGAGCGTCTCGGAGCACCCTTCCGCCGAGCACTGCAACACGATCGCCACCTAGCCTCCCCCCACGAGCGATTGAATGACCGCCGACAGCGCGAGCACGTCACGAGCGACCGACACGAGCTCCACCGCCACCGTAACGAGCACGAGCTCGACGAGCGGCCCGAACACGCTACGTCCGCCGCTCGCCCACGGTAGCCCGCGTCACCGTCTCCGACGCGATTGGCCACGACGGCGACAGCGACCGCGCCAACGGCGCGTGCACCGTACCCTCGAACTCCGGGTGAGCGTCCGCGAACGCCTGCACCGCCGCCTCCTGCGACAGCGCCCGCACGACGTCGAGCGCCCGGAGCCGCGAGCCGCCGTCGAGCTCCTCGAGGATCACGTACTCCCGCGGCTCGCTCTTGCGCTTCGCCGGAGCGCGCTCGTCGGCGCCCTCGAGGCCCTCGTCGGCCGGAGCCGCCGGCTCCTCGAGGCCCTGCTCGAGCTCGGTTTCGGTGGTCGTGCTCATGGTCCCTCCGTTCCTCGTGGCGCCGTTCCGACGCCGTTTCTACCCGTCTCGCCGTATGACCGCCGCCGATTTTTGCGTGGCCGCGGGTCTGCAGGCCGCCCCCATAAAAAACGGATGGCCCGGTTACGAATCACGCTCGAGCTCGCGCGCGGCGAGCGTGACGCTTGCGCGCACACGACAGACACCGCGTTCGTATCGAATCCGGATTGTAGAAGTCTCGGTAATGCTCGTGGTCGGGTTCAAGTGTGTTTCCCGTTTCGTCGCAATGTCCGCAGTCCACACACGTCCAGTTGTCGCGCTCGAACACGACGCGCCGTAGCCGCTGCCATGCCGCCGTCTTGTATCGACGCCGAGCAGGAGCTCGCTCGCGTTCGTAGCTCACGCTGCACGCCGCGCATATGCCGCGGATCGTGGCACCGTCCGGCACTAGGTGCGGCGCCCTGCCGTGGCCGCGACACGTCGTGAGTCTCATCGTTCACGCCGCCTTGCGAGCTCCTCGAGCTCGAGCCGGAGCTCCTCGAGTCTCTCCGTGATCCATGATCGCGAGCGCCCGAGCTCTCTCGCTAGGGACGCTACCGAATGCCCCTGCGAAAGCGGCATTGCTACCCACGTCGCTATCACTTTGCCCCGTTGCGAGAGCTCGGACCAGTCCTCGATCGAGGTCGGGAGCGGCGTCGTTCTCTCCCCCGGTTCGTCGGTCGAGAACGTCGAGGCATTCCTCATAGCTGAGGAACGCTGGCCGGTTCCATCGTCCTCGCCCTTGCCCGGATAGGTTGCGTCGGAACCAATCGACGACACGCAACCGACAGTAGCGGTACGCGAACGACGAGAACGCCCATTGTGATTTCCCGGGGTCGTATTGCGTGGAGAGTTTCCAAGCTACCCCGATGAGCTCGGTTAGTGCGTCGTCGAAATCGTCGGGCTGTAGCCGTGCGCGGTGCTGTCGCAGCGCGTCGCGTAATGCTCGGGCTGCTAATGCCTCGAGGTCGTCGACGTCGTGGACGGATACTTTCCCGGCGAGTAGCGCCACCCGTCACCGACCGTGCGGTGGTTGCGGTAGGTGAGGCATCCCGCCTGCCACCACGAGCGGGATCGAGTTACCGTCACGAACCATCTTCGCCCACCCTTCCGGGGAGAACCGGAATCGTGCGGCTACCTTCGTCGTCATATCAATGAGGAGTAGCACCTTATGGTCGTCGGGTTGCGGGATCACGGCGAACGCTGCAGTACCCGCCGTGAAATCGAGCACGAGCCCGAGCTCCGGCATATCCAAGGTGTCTCCTCCCGATGGTGTACCACCGTTCGGATCGGGTGCCATTACCGGGTGCCTACCCTGATTCGGGTTACTCGGTAGGCGTTGCGTGTGGTCGGGTTCGTCGTGAGCTCGAGCAGGACGGCGGTTCCGATCTTCCGTGCCTGGTCGCCGGGTGCCATGGTGCCGGGCTCGACGTCGCCGGCTTGCTCGAGCACCTTCGCGCCGACGGTGTATTCGTCGACTTCGCCGTGGCGCTCGAGGAGCTCCTCGCCGACTGATAGCTGCGACTTCGTGACTCGCACGTTCCCTCCCGTCGTGGTCGCTCGGATCAATCGGACGGTGAGTCTAGCGGTGGGCGCCGACGGCGCCACCGTTCCTCGTTCACGAGGAGCCCGTCGGTTCCTGCTTTGAGTGTGTGGAGGAGCTCGAGCTCGTGGTCGGTGGCGCCGGCTGCTCGGAGCGCGCGCATCTCGTCGAGCTCGTGGTCGAGGTAGTGGGCGGAGCAGCCGGCGAGCTCGACGCGGGTACGGTGCGGGCTCATGCTTCGTGGCGGGCCCGATCAGGGTCGGGTCCCGGGGGCACACTACTACGTAGTGTGTGCCCCCCCCGGACCCGACTTTTCCTGATTTCGCTGCGTCCGGGTCCCCCGAGCGGGACCCGACGGGACCCGACCGCTCTAGACCGTATAGTTATGCGATTTCGCGGGACCCGACAACGGGACCCGACCGGATTCGCCGTTTTCATGCCTCGAATGCCTCCTGGCCGGCCGCCGGCTCGGTTCCGTACGGGTAGTGTCGTTTCGCGTTTCCGTCCTTCACGATCGCGATTCGTTGCTCGTCGACGAGCTCGAGGAGCGCGTCTCGGATTCGGTCGTCTCGTCCGGGGACGGTGGTTCGGAGCTCGCGGCTCGCGATCCCGGGTTTCGCGGTGATGGCGGCGAGGAGCTCGTCGCGGAGCTCCTCCTCGCTCGTGGTGGTGATGGTGAGTAGCTGCCACCGCCACGTCTCGCGGTTGAGCACGGCGAGCGTGCGGGGGAGCCCGTCGACGTTGTTTCCGCGGACGGTGAGCCACGCCTCGCCGGTGGCTTTGCCGGGCTCGAGGTAGAGCCCGAACTTGGTGGCGGCGTTCTTGAACGTGGAGCCGTACGCTCGGGCTCGTTGCTGCCCTTTGGTTGCGTCTATCTGCCCCCAGCCCATATGGTCGACGAATACGAT